GGGGATAGTGTAGACCCTGAAACAGGTGAAACTATCCCCGGATTAATTAATGAGATTTCTGAATATCATGATATTGAAGGAAGTGACTATCCATCTTCTCAAAATAAAAATTCTGTAGTTGCTTTTACTCCGGCAGATGTAAAAGATAAGGATTACATGGATGTTAAAAAATTTCAGATATTAGAAAGATTCTATAAGGTTAAAGTTAATTTTTATTATGTAATAAATAATCAGGATTCATCAGAGATGATTATGTCTGAAGAAGAATTTGTTGGTTTTTCACAGGAAAATCTTGATTTAATAGAAACTGGTGTTTTAACAGTTGCTCCTGTAGAGCAAACAAGAATAAAAGTTTGTGCATCAGTTGGTGAAATTGTTTTATATGAACAAATCTTAAATACGGATATTTATCCAATAGTGCCATTACCAAATGTTTGGACTGGTACACCATATCCAAAATCAGATATATCAAGAGCAAAACCAATGCAGAGACTTTTAAACAAACTTTGGTCTCTAGCATTATCTCATGCTCAAGCGTCTGCTGGATTAAAACTTTTAGTACCACTTGGTAGTGTTGATGATGTCTCACAGTTAGAACAGGATTGGGCGAACCCAAATGCTGTAATTGAGATTGATTCTTCTCAAGGAGAGCCACATTATCCACAGCCATCCCCATTAGCTGGAGAGTTTTATAAACTTATTCAGCAATCAGAGTTCTATATAGATTTTATATTTGGACTTCCTGAAATGATGCATGGCGTTGCAGATAAAGCACCGGATACTGTTCGTGGTACAGAGAGAATGATAGCACTTGGTAGTGAAAGACCAAAATCTAAGTTAAGAGATATTGAGTTTTCTATAAACAGGCTTGGTAAAGTTTTATATAATTTATCTAAAGGTCATTATAGTTTTAAGAAAATGTTTCGACTTGCCCAGCCAAATAATGATTTGACTGAGGTAATGGTAAATGTTTATGATGATGTTTCAAATTCTATTATTGATATTAAGAAAGAACAATACAATATTGAGCAGCATGATATAAGAATTGAACCCGGTTCTACAATGCCTACAAACAAATACGCAGAACTTAGTGTATATTTAGAGGCGTTCCAGATGGGAATTATTGATAAAATAGAAGTGTTAAAGAAAAATCCAGAAATATTTGATAAAGAAGGCATCATGCGAAGAACAGATGAAAAAGAACAAATGATGCAACAAATCCAGTCCTTACAGGGACAGGTTAAGAATTTGCAGGGTGACTTGCAAACAGCCCAAAGAGAATCTGTACAAGACAGAAAACGAGTTGAAGTGGAGAAATTCAAAACTAGACTTGGTGAAGTCTCATCAGATTCTAAGGCAGATAGAAGAGTACAACGTAGTAAACTAGAAAATGAGGTGAAGCTCGAAGTTGAGAAATTAGCTAATCGTCTTAATAATGAAGCGAATAAAGCTAGTTCGGCTCGGAAAACATAGAGACATCTCGAAAGGATATATACATGGAAACTTTAGAACAAATTGAGGCTAACGTCGAACAACAAGTTCAAGGTGATGAAAGTCAGTTTGAGGATGGAACTATCTTGGGACAATCTCCAGAAGGGGTTGTCGCTGAAACTAATGAAGACCCGGTTTTAGATGAAGATACTGAAGCTCGTAAATTTCAATCAATGTATGACCGCTCACAAGCGGAACTCGGAGAATTGAAAAAATATGAACCTTTAGTTGATTTACTAGAGTCGAGACCTGATTTAGTTAAGGTATTACAAGATAATATTTCTAATCCTTCAGATGAAAAACAATCATCACCAGCTGTTGAAGTTGACGATTTCAACCCTTGGGACGCCTTTGACCCAAAAAAAGATACTGCTTCTCGCAGGCTTGTTAAAACAGAAATGCAAAACATAGCCGGACAAGCAATCAATCAAGCTATGGCAGAGCAACAGGCTCAGATGCAGACTAAAATGCATTTGAACAATACTGTTAATGAACTTAGGAATAACTATAAAATGTCAGATGATGATATTAAAGGGTTTCTTGAGTTTTGAACTCAGCCAAAAGAGCAAGTTGGTTTAAATAATCTTGTAAAGTTATGGCGTGATGTCAGTGGGGTTAGTAAAAATAATACTGATACATTGGATGCGGTAAAAGCCGCAAAAAATGCTCCAAGAACCGCTGGTGTTCTACAAGGACAGCCACCCGCAAAGGTCAATGAGGCTGATGAGATGTGGAATGGAATTGTAAATGCCACTGGTTATGGAGGGAAATTACCTTAATAAACATAATAGGAGAATATTATGGCTACTAGTGCAGCAGGCTACGTTAGAGGTGGTCTAAAAAGTTCAGACGTTGCGACTACGGCTGGTAACTCACACGCTTCGGCTCATGGAGCTACCCCGGATAACCGACGACTGTACGATTTCAGCGATAGAGTCGCTGAATTACAGCCAGAAGAATCTCCATTTTTTGTTTATCTTAGTAAAGTAGCAAAAGTACCTACTTCTGACCCAGTGTTTCGATTTTTAGAGAATCGCTCTAAAGTTGATTGGACTAATAGAGAAATTTATGCAGATAGTGCATTAGCCTCTTTAGCAGCTGGTGTTAGTGGTCAAATTGATTTTGACGATGGTGCGGGAGACCAAATAGATTGGCTTATCCCGGGTATGGTTGTTGCTGTGGATGTTGTAGATGGTAAGTCCCATGCAGTATTCAGGATTGATAGCGTAAGTGTTGGAACTACAGAAACTCGTTGTGACGTGACTTGTATGAGTGTTGGTAACTCAGGTGAGACTGGTTATAATGCAGTAGTTGATGGTGATAAAGCACAAGTTATTGGTTCTGCCTATGCTGAAGGTTCTGGTGCTCCAGATGTCTGGTCTAAAGCATTAGAAGATGATTATGGGTATACTCAAATCTTTAAAACAGCCGCAGAAATGACTAATACGTCTATTGCTACTAATTACAGAGGATATGCAAACGAATGGCAGAGGCTCTGGAATTTAAAACTCCGTGAACATAAGGTTGACATTGAAAGAGCTATGCTCTTTGGTCAGCGTGGTCGTTCAGGTGGTGTTCAAACTACAGAAGGTCTTTTAGGACATATTATTGTTAATCGTCAAGCTCAAACACCGGGTTCTATTTCTTATAGTTCTGGTGCTCCGTATTTTGCGGCAGCAGCTTCGTCTTCAATAACATACGATACTTTTCTTTCTGATTTTGAAGTGCTATTTGACCCTGCTCGTGGAGGGAGTAATAGTAAGTTAGCTTTAGCTGGTTTACCTGTTATCTCTTACCTAAACAAGGTTGGAAACAATAGCTTTATTGATGTTTCTCTGGGAGACCCAGATGATACAGGTAATCGCTATAATTTCCAAGCTACTCAACGTGAGGGTGCATTTGGACACAGTATTATGCAACTAAACACAGTACACGGTGATATGTCTATCATTCGTGAGCCATTGTTTAGAAGTATGTCTGGTGGAATGATGCTTCTTGCGGATATGGGTCAGCTATCTTACAGACCATTGGTCGGTAATGGTATTAACAGAGATACTCATGTAATCACTAATGTACAACAGGGTGATGAAGATTTACGGAAAGATATGATTCTTACAGAAGCAGGTCTTGAGGTAAATATTCCTGAAACTCATATGTTGTATTCATTTACTGACTTAAATTAATTGAGGAGTAAATTATGAGAGCTGATATACTAGAAAAGAATAGTGGTAGAGCTGATAATCGGAGAAAAATCAAATGGGTAACAGAAGCATATACTGCTACAGTAGAAGATTCTGGAACTTTATTTTTGATTGACCAAAGTGCAGCTTATGCTGTCACACTTCCTGAGTGTGCAACTAAAGATAATGAATTAATGGGTTGGCATGCTGACTTCATTCTTCATACTGTGGATACAAATGCTGTTACTGTTCAAGTAACTGCAGATGATGGTGATAATATGGTTGGTCATGGTATTGATTGTGAAGATGGTGCTGCTCAAACAGAGTCAACTGGCTTTGATGTTTTAACCTTTGCTAGCGGTGCTACCAAAGGTGACAGAGCATCTATTGTTTGCGATGGTGACAGTTATTATGTCTTTAGCTTGGCAGCTGATAAGGCACATATCACTTTTAGTTAAGTCTGAATAAATAAGGACAACAGTATTTAACTGTGGGGGTTACTGATAAAGAGTAGCCCCCGAAATATTAAAGAATTATGAATAGTTGTGTACATTGTAAATCTCCCAATCCAGAGGGTTGGTTTTACTGCAAAAATTGTGGTAACAAATCTTCTGAATCGAAATTTACTACTAATATGTATATGATGAGTGAAGTTGGCAAAAGGTCTGATATTGAGTTTTCTACAACCACTTTAGATAATGTTATAGAAAAAGATATAAAAGAAAGAAAAGAAAAGAATACTCAATTTTGGAGCAATGCAGTAAAAGAAGGTAAAAAAAGATATGCCTAAAGTTGGCAAGAAAAAATTTAAGTATACAAAAGCTGGTAAAAAAGCTGCGAAGAAGTATGCTAAGAAAACTGGTAAAAAGGTTTCTTATAGTAAAAAAAAGAAATCTCGTAAGAGGAAGAAATAATGGCAGGAACATTAAAAGTTAAAATACAAGAAGACATTATACTTGATAATCAAGACTATGGTTCTAAACGAGTATTAGAAGTTGCAAGTATTGCTTCCATAGTAAAAAGAGTTGTTAATATAGGTACTAATGAAATTGGATTACTTGGATTTGGAGCAGCTTATAATACTGAATTATCTAAATCGTATTTAGCAGGTCAATTTGATGAAGATAATGTTAGATATATAAGAATTACAAATTTAGAT